TTGGAATTTGTGTATCCATATGGTTTGCAACTGGGGTTTGCATCATTGTTGTACATGAAACCAATGATTTTCTCGTCGCCATACGCACCCGACTGAACGCCCTTAAATCCAGAAACTTTTATTGCGGGAGAATTGTATTCGTCCATGGGTTCGAATGCTTCTAAACTTTGTTGTCTTTGTTCAAATTCCCCCTGCATTTGCTCAAATCCTTCGTAAGGATACTCGTTCAAGGATTTTACCGAGGAATATCCAACAACGCCACTATTTGCCAACATTGCACCAATAAAAATGACTAAAAGTAATCCAACAATGCTTAATAATCTAGTATCCATCTTTTATAACTAATATTCAGATAAAATTATTTACCTGGTCCATCCTTTGTTTTTTTTGGTAAATCCGTGTTTATTTTTTGTATTTTTGTTTTTGTCAGATTATCGGAACTGTCTTTTATTTTATCTAAATATGGTTGAATAGTTGCATCGTTCAAATATTTCTTTATTTTCTCATAACTATCTACCATTTTTTGTCGTTTATCTTTCACCTTTTTTGTATAAGTCATTTGTATCAAACTATCTACTAAATTGTTTCCAACATCAATTGCAAGCTGGATATTGCTATTTATTGTATTTTCAAATTCAGCGTTCATAGTTTTAATTGCACTATCGCTGTTTTCAAATGTGATATTTATATAATTATTCCAATCATTCAGATTGGGAATTTTTCTATTTAATTTATTTATTTTGGGTGAGACATTGTTAATAACATAGTTGTAATAATTTTTTGCATTTGTTATTTTTTGATTAAGTGTTGCAATGTATGAGTTTAAATTATTTGATTTATTTTGTAATGTTTTTTCAACAGTGAGTGTTTCATTTTTTTTTGTTATTTTTTCTGTTAAACATCGGTCTCTATTTCCCTTATCAAAATAAATTGCAATCGGATTTTCACAATTGGTGTTTAATGATTTTGACAATTCAATTTCAAAATTAATAAATAAATAAAATTTTAAAATTAAAAATAAAATAATTAAAATGGTTGCAATAACAACATACACATTATTCAAAAATAAATAATTTATAACAATATTTTTTGACATATAATAATTAATTATGTATTAAGTTTGGCAAGACTTTTATTTAAATTGTCTGTCAACAGTTTAGTATTTTGGGTTGTTTTTAATATGCCATTTTTCATATTATTTGCAATTACTAATCCAGCAATTATTTTTTTCATTCCCTCCTTTAATGCTAAAATATTTGCCTGAATAGTTGTTGCCATATTTATACCCTTGTTTACCATTGAATAATCTATTTTTTTTATTTCATTTGATATTTGGGTTATTTCTGTAGTCGCAGTGCCAACAACTTTATTTATTTTTTCAATATCTGTATTTATTTTTATATTTAATTGATCAACCAAATTGCCTTGTTTTACTTGCAATCCTGCATTCTCTAAACAATATTCCATATTGTCTTTTTGGTCTTTGCCAAAAAACCATGCAAAAAACATGACTTCCGGTCTGCAGCGCATTCTAGCCCAGTTATTTTTCACTTCAAAATATTTTGCAAAACCATCGATTGACAATATAGAAATAGTAAATGCAGTCATAAAAAGAATGGTTTCTTTCCATAAATTATCTTTTATAGTTAAATCAAATATATAAGGCATCTTACAAGATATATATTTTTTGCATATTATTTATTGGTATAAACAACATAAAACAATTGCTCCAAGTAATTTATACAATGAATTCATTTGTGCAAGGGTTAGATATGAAGGCTCTTATGGAGAGTGATGATTACGTGAATAATACGGACCGCATTCGCCAGCTAAAACATAGCGAGAACATTTTGGAGGAAATTGGGAAGCTGTGTGATATTCGAAAGAAGCATCCAAATATGCGAATGATGGATGAGCTGGGATATAATGAACTATGTCAGAAGACCACGCCCTTTCTCTACAACCATTACACTGATATTTTCAACAAAGTTATTAAGGATGAACTTAATATGGAGATGATGGTCAGATTCATCTTTATTTTGAAGCAGATTGAGGATGGAGTCATTGATCAGTATGATGCATCGGTCAAAGTGGGAACCATTTTGAAAGAAATGTATGTGGACAGTGCCATGCGTCGTGGTGACAATTTAGATAAGTTGCACAAATCGGAGGCGCCCACTTTTGTGGAGCCGGTCAAAATGTCGTGGAGCGAGTTCAAAAATAAAGGGAAACCTTACAAATAAGAACAAGTAAATAAATAATATATAAATAATTGATTATTATTTATATAATAATGAGCCAAGCATTACAGGATTTGTTTGTAATCAGTATTTTAAAAAACAAAAATAATGGTTATTTTCTTGAAATTGGGGCAAACCATCCCATTACTTGTAATAACACATATATGTTGGAAAAAAAATATGGCTGGAAAGGCTTAATGATTGAATACGATTCGTCATTTGAACAATTGTATAAAGATTTGCGACCCAACTCAATTTATAGGATTAGCGATGCACGTTTAGTAGATTATAGAGGCATATTGGACACAAATGCATTTCCATGCAACATCGATTATTTGCAGATTGATTTAGATGTTAACAACAAATCCACATTGGACACGCTTCTCCTATTGGACAACACGTGTTTTGACAAATATAAATTTGCGACGATTACATTTGAACACGATATTTACACGGGTAATTATTTTAATACTCGTGAAATATCCAGAGAGATATTTAAAAAAAGAGGATATGAACTGGTTTTTCCAGATGTTGCGGTATTTTTTGAAGGGAGATATTGCCCATTTGAGGACTGGTATGTGCATCCAGATTTGGTAGATATGGATTACGTAAATAAAATCCGGTCAAACGTTGGTTTGAAAGTGGAAGAAATACAGAGTAAGCTAAGGGAAGTAAGATAACAGCCATCGTTGCGTTGCCTTATGAATATAAAATAAAATATTATAATATTTTATTTTCTTAATAATATATTTTTAAGGAGGGGTTAAGCGAAGTGGAACGTAGTTTCACCTAAGGGAAGGTTCAAAAGGCGTAAACTTGTTGACCGTAGGTTTCCTTTATATCTCAACAATATATATCTGGGGTAAAATGAATGAAGAGGTTTTAAATATTTTGAGTAAAAACCTTGTTCCCAAAGATTTTGAGAAAAATGTGTATGGCGAGGTTTTTACACCCATTCATTTTATTCAAAAAATGCTCGATGCGTTACCTGCATCTGTTTGGAAAGACAAGGGATTAAAATGGTTTGACCCAGCCTGCGGAATCGGGAATTTTCCGATTGTTGTTTATTATCGATTGTTTAAAGGATTGGATAAAACAATCATCAGTGATAAGGTGAGAAGCAAACATATCATAGAGAAAATGCTTTTCATGAACGAACTCAATAAAAAAAATGTGGTTCTCTGCCAAAAACTGTTTGCAATGATTGACCCGGAAGCAAAACCGAATATATCCAATAAAGATTTCTTAGAACTATCGGGTAAATATGACATTATTGTGGGAAATCCGCCATACAACGAGGCGCGAATTAAAGAAACATCGGACCAACCACTTTACTCCAAGTTTATTGTTAAATCGATAGAGATGACAGACAAACTATTGTTTGTGGTTCCGAGCAGATGGTTTTCGGGTGGGAAAGGTTTGGACGAGTTTCGCAAATCCATGTTGTTGCGCAAAGACATTGTCTCCATAAACCATATTCCAAATAGTCAAACCATTTGGCCCGAGGTTGATATCAAAGGGGGTGTCAATTACTTTTATTTAGACAAATCGCACAATGGACTCACAGAATTCTCAAATGATATGAATAATAAACAAATGGTTCAATTGGACAAATACGACATTTTGGTTCCCGACACCAAAGCATATCCATTGATTAACAAAGTTGTAAAATATCCTTGTTTAAGTGACCTCTATCTCTCTACGGGTCATTTTGGAATCACCACCAACTTTGAACATTTTTCAAACAGTAATTCTGTGAATTCGGTCAAGTGCTACGTGTCTGCAAAAAAGGGTGAACAAAAATTTGTTTTGAAAAAATATGTTAAAAATGCATACGATTTCTGGAAAGTGTTTACGCCACAGGGGTCGGGAAAAGGGGGTGACGGATTTGGCAACATCATTATTGGAACACCGAGAGAAATTGCGTCGCAGACTTATTTTGGATTCAAAGTGGATTCATTGGTTCAAGCCAAATCGCTGAAATCCTATTTGGAAACCGATTTTGCCAATTATATGCTAAGTTTGCGGAAAATAGACCAGCACATTAGCGAAGCGACGCTGAAATGGGTGCCGTTGCCACCGCTAGACCGCAAGTGGACCGATGAGAAAGTGGTCAAGTATTATGGGTTAAATGCAAAGGCTTATTTGGGGAAGACAAAGCGAATAAAGAAATCTTCAAAAAAAACAATGAAGAAACAACACTAACATCTTTGTGCCATTTGTCGCCAAAGTTTTACAAGCATATTATCAATATATTTTATAATTTCTTCATCGCTACTGTATCCAACAAATTTGTTGTATTTTTTTTCAAGTTTTGAATTATTAACAAATGTTTTATATACCCTAATTTTATATTGTTCATCGGTTAATTTTGAATTTTCATTAGAAGAATATCTTAGGTCATGTAATATACCATCAATTAAAACAAAACCTCTTGATATTTTTTCATAGTGTTCAAGAGTTAATTTGAAAGGGGTTTTCATTTTTGCATCATATCTAATATTGCATTTTATACAAGCTATTCCATTTCCTTGCCAATCACGTGGCATTGTTTCACTCAGCGATGATTTACACTGAGTGCATATAATTGTATGTTTTAGAATTGAAATTAATTGATTTCTTAGTTCTAATCCATATTGTTGAGTATTTATGATTCTCTCAATCCCAACTACCGACAAATATTGTTGCGGTTTTAAATTGATTATATAATGTTTAACTGCTTCAAGTTCCTTTATTTTTTCTTCTAGTTCTTCGTCCGTGCCTTGGAAGTTTTCACCCGGACACGCATCTGCAAAATGCCCTTGTTGTCCACAATTATAACAACAATCTGAAACACTTTTGAATTCGTGTTGCAATGCCTTAATTTGCCACTCATCTAACTCCAATTTTGTATATGAACCACCACGAACATTCTCTATTCCATATTGCATCATATATTTTTTGGTTAGTGTATCCTCTTCAAATTTGCTGTCTGAATGGTAATTTTCAATTATTTTCACGGGTTTATACAACGAAGTCCATTCAGAACCGTTTTCTCTCTTGTGTTCTTCAAACCGTGCAGAAACATCTCTTGATGTTTTACCGATATAGTATTTACCAGATTCTAGTTCCAATGCATAAATATTCATTTTTTACAAATTTATAAAATAAATAAATTTTATAAATTTAAATTCAATTTTAATAATTTGTTTCATTAACCGCTTCTTTTTCCTCTTCCAATTCATCCGGTCCACATTCTTTGCAATTGTCACAATTATACAAAATATAGTGAAAACTATTTAACCTTTTTTTTGTTGAATCAATAGAGACCAATATTTTTTGGTCAGTTTTTCATAATTGAATTCGCCATTTTGGTGTTTTTGTTTAAATCTCTCAATTGCTGATTCAAGAAAAGATTGTGTGATTTCATTCCAATCATTGATAATTAAAACTGGCAAATCGGCATAGATGGAATCAATCGGCGAAGTTTTTAATATTACTATGCATCCAAGGCAAAGTGCTTCCCATGTGCGAATGCATTCATAATCTTGTCCAAAAGGCGACACGACAAATGCAAAATTCGTCTGATTTTTAAACGTAGATTCACGGATACATTTCGAATCATAATATATGAGGTTTTTGGGTATTTTGCGAATTGCATCAACGCGGTCACTTGCATATTTGGTGGTCAAAAGATATTGAAAATTTCCGTAACAAATGGGAATTCTTTCCCAAAACGGGCAAATATTTTTACGGAGTTCCAT